CTCGCAGCATTGCACCGGACGAGACCTACACGTTCCCGGAGCTGGTCGGCCAGGCGCTAGAGACCGGAGGCCTCATCTCTACCATTGCCAGCGCAACCACATCGCTGACCATCCGCGCATCAGGCCGCGAAATTACGTGAAGGAGCGCTACATCATGAAAGAATTTATGGTCATCCCCAAGGGCTTCGCAGGCCTGCCGATGGGCGAGGAGTTCATCAGCACAGCCGAGAACAAGAAGAACACCGATACCGTCATCGAGGACTGGATGCTCGGCCCCGAGAGCCCAAGCAACGAGCCAACGGCCAACAAGGTCTATTGGGTCGCTGTTGGCAAAGCCATGCAGGTTGACGAGAAGGAGGCTCGGCGCCGCCGGTGCTCAAACTGTGAGTACTACGACAACAGCACCATGACGCAGGCTAAAATGGAGCGCATCCCTCGCAACGACTGGGACACCGAGGCCGGGTTCCGAGGCTACTGCAACAAGTTTGAGTTCATCTGCCACGATCTGCGCGTCTGCCAGGCCTGGGAAGAGCGTGAATTTGAGATGGAAGATTGACGGGTTGTCAAAATGTGTGAAAATCAAGTCGCTGAGGAAAACGCTACCAGCGGCATCCAATGAATATTGAGGTGTTTTTATGGGTCTACTCAGCGTACTAGGCGGCATTGCGGGCAACTTCTTCCTTCCGGGAGTCGGCGGTGCAATTGGCGCCGGTCTTGGTGGAGCGATTGAGGGCAGCGAGTCGGTAGGCCAAGCCTCACAAGTACAGCAGCAAGCAGCGCAAGGCGGAATCGACGAACAGCGCCGACAGTTTGATGCCATTCGGCAGCTCTTGCAGCCTTACAACGAAGCCGGCACAGGAGCGCTCGCACAGCAGCAGGCTTTGCTTGGACTAGGTGCGCCAGGCGCACAACAGCAAGCTATCGCAGCCCTGCAAGGCAGCCCACAGTTTGCTGCGCTCCAGCAGCAAGGTGAAAACGCCATCCTCCAGAATGCGTCAGCTACTGGCGGTCTGCGTGGCGGCAACGTGCAAGCCGCTCTTGCTCAATTTAGGCCTCAACTCCTCTCCGGCCTGATTGAACAGCAATACGGCCGCCTCGGTGGTTTGACCTCCATTGGCCAGAACGCAGCTGCCAGCGTCGGCAATGCTGGCATGTCCACAGGAACCAACATTGCCACCCTACTTGGGCGGCAAGGACAGGCCGAAGCCGGTGGCATCCTCGGCCAGCAAAGCGCACTCACTGGCGGCATCAACAAAGCATTCGGCGCACTTCAAGGTGCGGGTGGGCTTGGCAATCTTTTTGGCAATGACGCCTCAAGCCTTCAAGCCAGATTCTCACAAACCCCACTCGGCTCCTCTGGCTTCGGCTCTGGCCTTGCATACGGCAATCAAGATCTTGGCTTGAGCTTCTAAAGGCGCACCATGGAACCAATCAACTATCTCGCACAAGTCGCTGACCCATTTGTTCAATCATTGCAAGGCCTCCAGCTTGGCGCTGGCATGGTCGAGTTGCAGCAAAAGCAAGCCGCCATGGTCCAGCAGCAACAGCGGCAACAGTTGGCGGCGCAAGAGCAGGCTAAATTCTTCACGAATCCTAACCCTACCATGCGTGACGCTGCCCGCTACGCCTCGCTCCTTTCGCCAGAGCAGGCCAACGCATTCCGACCATTCATGGAAGGCATCAGCAAAGAGCAGCAGCAAGGCGCACTGAATTCCACTGGTCGAATCCTTTCGGCACTGCAAACAAACCCGGAAATTGGCATCAAACTTCTGCAAGATAGCGCCGCTGCCGCACGCAACAGCGGTGACAACCAGGACGCCGCTTTGTTTGATGACATGGCCACAGCAGCAGCAGATCCAAAACGTGGCCCAACCATTGTTTTCAAATCTTTGGCAGCCCGTACAGCAGGCATCCCAGGTGCAAAAGAATTCTTTGAAAACATTGACAAGAGCTTGAGCACGGCGCGGGCAGAGGCCGAGGCCCCATCTAAATTGATTGAGGCTAGGGCAAAGGCTGACCAAGCCGTAGCAGACGCAACCACGGCTCAGGCTACTGCTGGCAACGCAGCGGAAAAGGCAACAGCTGACGCGGCCAGAGCAATGGCGGAAGCACAAAAAGCGGCGGTAGATGCTAAGTTTGCAGAAAAGACCGCAGTTGCGGACCTTGCAAGCAAAGCCGCCGCCCTTGGCCTGACAAAAGCTCAGACCGGATCGGCGCTGGCCCAAGCTAAAAAGCTCGGCCTTGAGTCTCAAATAGCAGTGCTTGAACTGGAGGCACTCAAAGCCGGCACCCCAGATCCAGCCAAAGCATTCGATCAAGAGGAAAAGCTACGCAAGGAATTCCAAGCCCGCACCAAGGTTTACGGCGAGCTTGGCACTACTTATTCAAACATTGAATCATCCGCCAAAGTAAAAACAGGCCCAGGCGACATTGCGCTAATCACAGGATTCATGAAAATGCTCGACCCCGGTTCGGTTGTGCGTGAGACTGAATTCGCAACGGCCCGCGATACTGCCGGCCTGTACACAAGACTTGAAAACAGTTTGAAGAAAGCAGAAAGCGGCCAGTTCCTGCAGCCAAAACAACGAGAAGAATTCGTCAACCTTGCCAAGCAATACCTAGACTCAGCGCAGAAGAAGTCAGGCGAAGACAGGAAAGCGCTTGGCGTGGTGGTCAAGAACTACAAGCTCAATCCTGACAACGTGTTCGGGCCTGAGACAACGGCAACCAACGATCCAAATATTGTGATAGTTGGCGGCCGGAATTACACGCGCCCCGCAAACTTCAATGATGCGCAGTGGGCCGAGTACAAAAAATCAGTGGGGGCGCCATGAGTCCAGAGGAGTGGCTGGCATCCCAGACCAAGCAGGCTGCGCCAGCGGCCTCTACGCCCGCTCCCACGGCGCCTGCAGCGGCCCCAATGTCGCCAGAGCAGTGGGCGGCATCACAGCCTAAGATGGGATTCTTTGAGGGCTTGGCTGAATCGGTTACCGGCACCGCTCGAGCAACGCCTGAGACTCAAGCGCTGCCCGAGTGGACAAGCATGCCAGAGCTCAACCAAATGAGCGTGGCATCGTTCAAGACGGCGCTTGGCTCACTTCTAACCAACCCCAAGGAGACGGTGCAGATTCTGCAAGCCAATTTTCCAGGCGTGCAAGTTCGCCAGGATGCCAAGGGAAATTACCTGCTGCGCTCGTCGGTTGACCAAAAAGAGTACGCCATCCCGCCAGGCTTCAGCATGGGGGACATTCCTCGCGCAATCGGTGGGCTTGCAGCATTCACACCAGCAGGCCGAGCGGCAACCATCCCCGGCGCAATCGTTGGCGCTGGCGCAACTCAAGCAGCGATTGAGGCAACCCAGGCCGGCACTGGCGGGAGCTTTAATCCTTTGGATGTTGCCGTAGCGGCAGGCACCGGCCCGGTAGGGCAGGTTTTGCAGCGCGTAATCCCTCCGGCCGTTCAGGCGGTCAGGAGAGGTGCGCAAAGCGTTACGGGCGGCCGAGCTCCAACCCCTATGCCGACGCCAGCAGTTCGCGTTGAGCCTATGATGGCTCCGGAGATTCCTGCGGCGGTGCCGGAGGTTGTGCCGCCAGTTGCCCCGGCTGGTGCACCAATGGGCACGGCAATGGCTCCTGGTGCCGCAGCGCCTACCGTATCCGTCATCGCAGAAGAAGAAGTCGGGAAGCTGGTCAAGCAGGCCGCAGGCACAGGATTCGGCTCGGCTGGCGCACGTGATCGGCTGGCCGATCTTGCCCAAGTCAACGTGGCGGCCAAGGAGGCAGCCGAACGCCTGGGCATTGTGCTTCCTGCCGATGTGTTCAGTGACAACCCGCAGATCAGGGCGGCCGCAGGCCTGACCCGATCCGCCGCAGGCAGCGAGGCCGAGGCCGCCTGGCGCAACACCGTCACGCAGGCCGTGGACAAGGCCGACGATGTAATCAAGCAGTTCGACGCCACCTTCGTTGAAGGTGCAGTGGCGCCAGGCGTGGTGTCGCAGAAGATCAAGGATTCTCTTATCCAGCAACAAAAAACAACGGCTCAAGAAGCACAAGTTTTATATGACGTAGTTGACTTAAAAATACCAGAGCAAACACTGGTTACATTTCCAGCACTAAAAGCAAAACTAGCTGAAATAGCATCAAGATTAGGTAAAGGAGGCGTTGAGGAAAATTCAACCCTTAAAAAGTTTAATAAAATGGTGAGTGATGCTGATGCGGGTGAAGTTCCATATGGTCGTTTAAAAGAAGAAAAAACTCTGATTGGTGATTCAATTAAGTTTGGTCAAAATGATTATTCAAAAAGCATATCACAGGGCAGATTAAAAGAAATATATGGCGCATTAGCAAAAGACCAGCTTGACAATGTTGAAAAGCTAGCTGATATAGAAACACGTCAACAATTACGCAGTGCCCATCTTTTAACGGCAAAAGAAAAAGCACTTGGCAAGCGCATCGTGAATGCGTTTGGCCAGGACATTGAAGGCAGTCTGGCCAACAAGATGCGCACCGCCATTACTGGCGCCGCCAAGGGCGATGCGGGAGAGTTCAATCGCCTACTCAAGACCGTTCCAGAAGACCTGCGCAAAGAGACGGTGGCTACTGCGCTGGCGTCCGTCACGCGCTCGGCCAGGGGTGCCGAAAAGGGTGGCTTTGGATTCTCAGAGTTTGCCGATATTTACCCGAAGCTGCGTGCCAACCCGCCCGTCTACAAGACCATCGTGGACACGCTCGGCGAGGGATCATCCAATGTGCTGCGTGACCTGTACGAGATCTCTAAGCGCGTCACCGATTCCAGGGCTCAAGTCCTGACCACCGGCAAGGCGAACCAGGCGCTGATGCAAGGCATGCAGGCCGAAAGCCTGATCGGCAAAGTGATGGAGAGCACATTGGCCAAGGGCCTGGTGACTGGCGCAGCAGCAATGGGCGGCCCGGTTGCGGCGGCAGCAACATCCGTGATAACCACTGCCATGACACAAGGCAACAAGGACGCTCTTAAGGCGGCCGGAAAGCTGTTCGCTGATGAGGGTTTTCAGAAGCTCGCGGTCGAAGCCGCAACCAGGGGCGCGCCAAGCGCTGCTAGCATTCGTCGTGCGGCCATGTCACAATCCTTCCAGAAATTTGCAGACGCGGCCAAATTGCCGAAAACATTGGATGCCAGAATTCAATGGCTGCAGACTGCGGCCCAGACTGAGCGCCAATTTGACCAGGAAAGCCAATAAATGACCGCACTATCAATCCAACCCGCCTACCCAATCTTCACCGATACGGCGGGCCAGCCGCTGGACAATGGCTACATCTGGATCGGCGCGGTCAATCTTGCTCCGCAGACCAACCCGATCAGCATCTATTGGGACGCCGCGCTAACGCAGGCAGCAGCGCAGCCACTGCGCACATCTGGTGGCTATATTTTCAATGCCGGCACGCCAGCAGTAATCTACGCAAACAGCAATTACAGCATTTTAATTCAAAACGCCAAGGGCAATCAAGTCTATAGCGCCCTTGCCGCAACAGCGGCCTATGGCGGCGGGATCATCAATGCAAGTCAGGTGGTTTACGATCCGGCTGGCGCTGGGGCTGTAGCAACCACCGTCCAGGCCAAGCTGCGCGAGAGCGTTAGCGTCCAAGACTTCGGCGCTGACCCGACCGGCGGCCTGGATGCCACCACCGCCATCAACAACGCGCTCGCTGCGTCCAAGTGCGTCAGCTTCGGCGATGCTGGCGACACCTACACCATCAGCGGGACGCTGACAGTCCAGACCGGCAGCACGCTGATTTTCAACGGCGCCACGGTCACTCAGACCGCCAACCAGACGCCAATGTTTGATGTGCGCAGCACCACCGGCGTAACG